TTTGTTCGACCTTTTCAGGATTCGTGGCTGTGTTTCTTTCGAAGACATCAACCTTGCTTGTATGTTTCTATTATACATTATCGACAAGAAAAGTCAATACCTTTACACAAAAAAAGGAAAAGATTTTTTATTTACTGAAAGGGGGGTGTTTTATCTTCAAAAAAACCGCTTGACTTTCCTCGAAAAAAACGCTTGGTGGTTTGGACGCAATCAGGACAACTTTCAAGGATGTCTTACTCAATCTATCCATTTAGAAAGTAAATATAAGAATTAGATGAATACCCACAGACACTACAAGCCACTACAAGCCACTACAAGCCACTACAAGCCACTACCAGATACCTATAGCTAGACCAAGACCATTTATACCTGTGAAGTACAGGTATTTGGTTGTGTTGGATAGCAGTTAGGTCTTTGGTACTTACTGATTCTCAGTGCTAATTTCGTGATTTGTTGTTTTCAACTTCACAGGTACTAGGTTGTCATGGTGGGACATTGCCTAGATTTTAATTTTTTGCCTAACCTCGGAACGCTTGTTCGTTCGCCGGTAACTATCCTATTCAGATGGACTTGGACTCGCTAAAACCACAGCCCCATTTAACGGTTTTATACAAATTTTTACTGAATTTGTGACACTTTACAACCATTGCCACACTGTATTATATCCAATTTTACCAAAAATTCAAAAACCTTTTTGCAAAAATAGCCCCAACTGAGTATAATACTGTAGCAACAATATTTCTTATACTGGAGAAAATATGAATAATAAAGAAACACCAGAAAAATGCGGAGCTACGCTATGTTGTAAAGCTACTGCTGAGTTACAGATTCAGATAGAGAAGGAAAAAAACACACAAGATAAATGTCTTGCGGAACTTTTGGACAACACTGAAGCAAAGAAATGCGGTCAGGAAAACGATGCGAATAAAAATTCTGAAGAATAACGCTTTTTGTTTAGCTAAATTCAATAATGGTCAATACGAAATTGGCGATGTTTGCGTAGATGAATGTTGTTTTGACTACGAAATTGCTAATTATATCAAATCGTGTTCGGATGATTCTCATTGTATCAGCAAAACGGTCGCACCACAAGAAAGATTTTTCTTTTCTATTATTAGGTATTTCAATAAACGCCAAGACGAACGTTGTGACTGCATAGGTTATTTGACTCAAGACGGTGCAAAGTTCGTCATAAATATAGAAAAAATTATTTCTGGCAACAAAATGTACCCAGAAGATCACCATAGATTCTTAATAGTGCCGCTTTGTCCAGATAAATTATTTTTTAATAGTGATTTTGAAAGGTCCATTTTAACTTCTGACGGCGTTATTACATTAGAGCAAGACCAATTTATAGGCGTAAAGGACGGTTTAATCGAAGAATTGGACGTAGAAGAGGTTCTTGAGATAATTTCTAAGGGGAAAACCGAAACTTCGCCCTTGTTTTCATCTCTAAGACTCAATCCTGTAACAAAACGACCCGCACGCCCACGAAAAGGTACTGTTATCTATAATAAAAATAACGACAAAGTAGAACTTTACAATGGTCAGGAGTGGATTGAACTATGAGAATTCCAAAAGGAATGACAGAAGATCAAGTAGTTAGTCAAATTAACGTAGTTTGTGAAAGAATTGCCCCTAAATATATCTTTTATGGATATACTAAAGAAGATATTATGCAAGAATCTTTTATTATCTGCATAGAGGCACTAAATAGATACGAAGAAGGTCGCCCTTTAGAAAACTTTTTGAGTGTTAATCTTTCTAATCGTTTAAAAACATTCATGCGAGACAATTATTTTATCGGGAACTCGAATGAGGCCCGTAAAAAGCTTGCACAACCTTCCCAGTTAGAATATGAAGACAAGTTGTTGGACGATTCAGAAGAAAACCCATATGACAATCTAGATTTTAAAGATATGGTACTCGCTATCGACAAACACATTCCGGCAAGTATACGAATGGACTATCTAAAGATTGTTAATGATATTTACATCGCAAAACAACGCCGCGAGGAAGTTATTGATATTATAAAGACAATTTTACAGGAACATGGATATTATGAAAACGGGACGAATTAGTAAACCTGAAGAGTCTTATATTATAGACAATATTAATTTAGGTTATAAAAAGATAGCCGATGTTCTTGATAGAAACCCAGATAGTGTTTTAGATTTTATCAAACGGAAAATTGCCAAGGGCGAAATTAAAAAGCCCGATTGGGCTAACGATCAGTCTGAAGATCAAGCAAAATACGATCTTACATTTAGACCATACTGGATTGAGCTAAAACAGCAATTCACAGAAGAAGAATTGAAACTATTTCAATATCATTGGGCTAGAATTATCTCCCAATTTCAAGATGACGTTATTCCAACCGAAGAATTGCAGGTTGTAGACTTAATTAAGCTAGAACTCCTTATGAATCGCGCCCTAAAGGGCAACAAGGAGAATATCGAGCAAATATCTATGCTAGATTCGCTTATAATGATCGAGCGACAAAAACATCCAGACCAAGTTGACCGTGATATGCTTTTTAATATGGAGCGTCAGGTTGCGTCTCTAAAAGCCTCGCAAGAATCTTTAAACAAAGACTATCGAGAGCTTCAAACCAAGAAAAGTACGATGTTAAAAGAAATGAAGGCAACACGCGAACAGCGTGTAAAGCGTTTTGAAGATAGTAAGTCTAGCTTTGCCGGTTGGATGGCTTATTTGGTCGCCAATCCAGAAATTACACAATCTTACGGTATTGAAATGGAAAAAATGCGTTTGGCTATGACGAAAGAGCGAGAAAGATTTGCTCAATACCATAAATATACCGATGACACAGTAGATCAACCATTTTTAACACCAGAAACCGTAAAGGATTAACATGATACCGAAAATATTAACTGAAGCAATCATTCAAGATAGATTAAATATATCTAATTACATTATACATATAGACAATGCTAAAGTTTGTGAAATAGGAATTAGATTTGGCGGTCACTTTAACTCAATACTCACTGAAAACGTAAAAATCGCCGTTGCAGTTGACCCTTGGAGGCTATTTGAAAGCCAAGACTGTGATCCAGAAGCCCCATACACCCAAAATGATCTAGATAAACAACACGATGACTTTAAAACACGCTATGCTGGAGACGAAAGGGTTATAGTAGAAAGAACCACCAGTCTAGATGCCGCTAAACACTACGAAAATGAATATTTTGATTTTATTTATATTGATGGTAATCATAAATACCAACACTGCAAGAATGACCTTGATGCTTGGTGGAGCAAAGTTAAAAAGGGCGGAGTGCTAGCGGGTCATGACTACATTAATGTTAGAGATTTTGGTGTAATACAAGCTGTAGAAGAATTTAAAAAAGAAAATAATATTTCTTTAGATAATTTCTTTGTAAACTATGAACAATATGCGTCATATTATATATTTAAGGAATAAATATGGATCGCAGAATATTTGTTTTTTGGTCTGGTGATAATCCAATTACAGATACTAGAAAGTCCAACTTAGAGACTATAATAAATAAGTCTGGATGTAAAGTTGAACTTATAACCAAAGACAATATTAACGATTATATAATTGAGCCATTTCATGAAGCTTACAAATATTTGAGTGTTATACATAGGTGTGATTACTGGAAAGCCTACTTTGCGTATTTTTATGGTTGCGGATATAGTGATATTAAAGAATGTCGTTTTGACTGGAATCCATATTTTGATCAGTTAGAAAATAACAATAATGCAGAGCTTATATCATATAGCGAAGCTGGTGGCGGCGGAATCGCTTTAAGATGTCATTCTACCGTTAGAACTACATCAATAGAAGATTGTAAATACTTATTAGATAACGCTTCGGTTATACCCGGAGTTTGTCATTATATTTTTAAAGAGCGTGGCGTTATAGCCAAGCGTTGGAGAGAAATACAACATCAAATATTAGACGATAATATGAACATTCTAGTGGATAATCCCGGAACTTACCATATTGGAGCTATTAAAAACGGTGTACATTGGAGATACGAATCTGAAGACACTAAACAATTTATTGGATCTAAATATCCCTTTAGTTGGTGTGAATTAGGCGGTATGATTTATCACGAAGTTTGTTATGATAACAGAGATAAGTGTATTGTAACAATGCCAAAACCAATTACTGGCGAACATTGGAAATAAAAGGAGAACTTTATGAAAAAAGCAATTATATTCGGTGTAACAGGACAAGACGGTAGTCACTTAGCAGATTTACTATTAGAGAAAGACTACCACGTAATTGGTATTACACGTAGATCGAGTACCGATAATACACAAAGAATAAAACATATTCTGAATCATGGTAGATTCAATCTGATGGACGGAGACATTACTGATGTACACTCTGTCACCAATATATTTAAAACACACGGCGATGTAGATGAAGTCTATAATTTAGCCGCACAAAGCCATGTTGCCGTGTCGTTTAAGCAACCAGCTTTGACATGGGATATTACCGGTAAGGGCTGTCTTAATATACTTCAAGCAATTGCAGATCTTGGAATGATTCATACTAGATTTTATCAAGCTAGCAGCAGTGAGATGTTTGGTAGTAATTACGATTTAGATACTACGGATACCTCAAAATGGGGATATCAAAACGAAGATACAAAGTTTCTCCCTCAGTCTCCATATGCTATAGCTAAATGTGCCGCCCATTATATGGTTAGATTATTTCGGGAAGGATACGGTTTACATGCCAGTGCTGGTATTTTATTTAATCATGAAGGTCCAAGGCGTGGAGAAACGTTTGTAACTAGAAAAATCACTAAATGGATTGGCGAATACTTAAAGTGGAAAAATAGTCTTAAAGAAGATTTTGATTTTGATCTAAAAACATCAGATGAAATATGGACAATTAGAAAAGATGGCGGTGCTATTTTTGGACCAAAATTTCCAAAACTACGTCTAGGGAATCTTGAAGCATTTCGAGATTGGGGGTATGCAGGAGATTACGTGGAAGCGATGTGGATGATGCTGCAACAGGATTGTCCTGATGACTACGTTATCTGCACCGGCAAGACTCATACGATTCGAGAGTTTCTAGACGTAGCCTTTAAACATGTGGGAATAAACGACTGGTCTAATTTTGTAGTCCAAGATCCAGAATTCTATCGACCGGCAGAGGTTGATTATTTACGCGGAGATTCTAGTAAAGCTAGAAATAAACTTGGATGGGAACCTAAACATTCCTTCGAAGATCTAGTTAAACTTATGGTAGATTATGATTTATCACGATGAAGATTTATGTAGTAACATTCGACTTAACGATGGTTTTACCGAGACTCTTACAATTTAATTTACATGAATTTAATCATGAATTTCCAACTATATTTATCGAAGCTCCAGATCCAGATGAAGCATGTTATTTATCATATTGTAAGTTTTCAGAAACTTTACTTAGACAAAATTCCTCAAAAGAATCTGTCAAACTAATAAAAGACATTGAACATGAAATACGCATAACAAAGGTTGCGTGTAAAGATGAAAAGAAATTATGAAGATCCAATTTATAGAGAATGGCGTATGAAAGTTTATAAAAGAGATAAATTTAAGTGTCAAATGCCAAACTGTAAATGCAAAACAAGATTACAAGCACACCATATCCTTAAATGGTCGTCAGCTTCGTCTTTACGTTTCGATGTAAACAACGGAATAACACTCTGTAGAAAATGCCACGATTCTATTAAAGATAAAGAGCATCTCTACGCATCACTATTCATGGAGATAATAAGAAAAAATGCCAATTAAAGCTCCTCCATACACTGTAATCAGAGATACTAGAGAGCAAGATGGATATACTTTTGAAAGATTTAATGGTACGTACACATCATGTAACGGTATGGTTGTGCAAAAATTAGATACTGGTGATTATTCTTTAGTAGGACTTGAAGATAAGCTTTGCATAGAAAGAAAAGGTAAAGTTTCTGAACTAGCAATTAATTTAGGTAAAGATAAATATAGATTCATGAGAGAAATAGAAAGAATGGAGAAATTTCCATTTAAGTTTATTATTTTAGAGTTTTCTCTAGAAGATGTCATGAATTTTCCAGACGGTTCAGATATACCCGAAGAAAAATGGTCTTCAATGAAGATAACAAATAAATATATATTAAAAATGCTAATTGAATTTCAAATGTATAATGGTATACATGTAATATTTTGCGGAAATCGAAAAAATGCAAAACTTGCGATTAATAGTATACTCAAGCGTGTAAATGAACACTACTCAACCGGGAGAAAAGAATGACAATCACTATAGATACCATTTCTGATATCCACTTATATGGCATAGATGTAAAAAATAGAGAAATATACCTTCATGGATATGTAGGTAATACGGATGAAGATCCCGGAATTGAATATAGAATGGCTACTAGTTTTTATAAAAATATAAGATTACTAGATTCTATATCTCATGATCCTATTATTGTGCATATGCATAGCATCGGAGGAAATTGGACTGATGGAATGGCTATCTATGACTCTATTCTGTTATCTAAATCTTTTGTAACCGTAATAGCTTACGGGCAAGCTGAATCTATGAGTAGCGTTATTCTACAAGCTGCTGATCGAAGAGTTTTAACGCCAAATTCTTATTTCATGCTTCATTATGGTTCTGTTGGAATTGTTGGTGATCATTTGAATGCCCATAATTATGCTAAACTTGATAAAAAGAATATAGAGACCATGCTAGATATCTATACTAAAGGTTGTCTAGCTGGCAAGTATTTCAAAGAAAGCTATACAGATTTAAATTCTGAGAAAGTAAAGAACTATCTTAAAAGAAAACTTAAAGATGGTGATTGGTATCTAGATGCAAATGAAGCTGTATATTATGGTTTTGCAGATTTTGTTCTAAATACTAAAAGGTGTCAAGATATAGAGAGTTTAAAATGAAACAAGAAATAAAGCTAAGAGAAATAAATGAAGCTTGGTTAAATCTAGATGGAGTAAATGATGATTTAATTTTTAACCCCATGAAATTTATTGGAAACTCTGATGATTTTCAATATAGGTTATTATGGTTAATGACTAGGCCAGAATACTTCTCTTTTCTATGTAAGCATATTCTAAATATCAACATCTTACCGTCTCAAGCATTATTTCTTTGCGAAATGTGGAACAGAAAATTCCCAATGCTAATTGCATCTCGTGGTTTTGGTAAATCCTT